AATAGAACTCCTTGTTCTCCCCTACCAATACGATAAAGTTTGTGAGTTTCTGGATCTGTAAAATCCATGTCTTCATAAGGAAGCTCATAACAAAATTCCAGCATGTTATTATTCAACTGCTGTTATTCTATCATATATTATTTGATTGTCAACCTGGCGGTGTTGGATCTGCGTTCTCGTATGGTATCGTACCATCTGGTTTGATGACGTATGCTCTTATGTAATGATCTGCGTCTGGTAAATTCTGTGGTTGTGGGAACCAATCAAATGCAACATCTGTTGCCTGTAATTCTGTAACAAAATAATAGTATATGTGTTCTAATTCAAATATCCTGTCAATCTCTGCCTCTGGTATGATGTCATTATAGTATGCAAGTACAGTTGCTTTCTTATCTGCTGCAAGTGTATGATATTTACTGTTATCAATTACTACAACAAATTTGTCAGTTGCCTTTGCATAATCAGCAACTAGCATTTCTTTAGATTTTGGATTTAATGATATTAGTGGCATTAGATTTCTCCTTTGTCAATTAAGTCAAGTATTTCGTCTAGTTCATTTACTAGAGTTGTTTGTAAGTTATATGGACTATCAACCTTAGTGACATCCATACCATCAATATTTGTTGTTCCTATTGACATTGCAAGATAGTTTACTATTCTAGTAGAGAACTTACTATACACTGATTGTGGTATTGTAAAGAAGTGTCCTACATCTGATAGATAATCTTTACCATCGTCAAGAGCAGCCCATTTTGGTGGTGTCATAGGAAATGTAACTGAGTTAGCAGCAATTTCTTTTTGTTCTTGTGGAATAGCTCTAAGTTTTGTTCTGTAGGATATCCATCTTGCTTTGTCTTCAGCAGTGATAGGAGCATCACCAAGTTGTGTCCAGTCACTGTCCATAAGTAAGAAGTTTCTAATTAATTTAACTTTAGTCCAGTTTAATATCGCTGTCCTTGAGAAATGTGATGCAAGTGAACGCTCTAAGTCATTCTCTTGTCCTACTCTATATTCTGTCCACTTCTCAACGACTCTATTGTACATATCTTCAATCTCATCTGGAAATGGTGATAAGTCAAATTGATATGATACCCATTTATATACACCAGTCTTTTGATTGCGTTGATACTTAGTCTTGTTCATCTTAGTAGAACCATCTTTGTACTGTACAAATAGTTCTAACTTATCTTTATCTGAATCCCATAGAGGATACAATATTGGAACTATATTAGCAGTCCAATAATCATCATCTATTGTTTTCATCACACCTTCAAATTGAATGGTCTTGTCAAAGGCATTCAAATAAAGTGATGTTTCTGATGGCGATGCTATGGTTGTCATTTATAATGCCTTGATTAAATACTTTACCCTATGGTATTTAGTTATGAGAGGAATGTTATTCTCTGCAGTCACGGTTGCAGTCGTAGTAATAGGTGTAGATGATGACATTGTAAATGTACCATCTGTAGTTACAATTCCTGCCTGTGCTGCTGTTACTTCTCTTCTTACTTGGTCAATACCAGTGTCAGCATTAATAGGTAGATCACTTTGATCTAAGTTACCAGTTAATGTAGCACCACCAGTAGATATGAATGTAGTAAGCAATTGAGAATCATAGAAGAATGATATAGCACCAAGTCCATAGTTATCATCAGTTGCTGGTGCAGATTGATATGTGGGTCCTCTATCTTGTTCTATAACTAGAGTTACATCATTTGCTCTAATTGAATCTCCATCTGGTAGTGTTACATCTATAGTCTGCCAATTAGGATCACTGTTATTTGCTAACATTATTTGATTGAATAATGTGGTGTTATTAGATAGTCCTTTCTTATAGAATAGATTTATTGCCTGATCTGGGTTCTCTCCACCATTTTGCCCACTACCTCTGATTATAGTAAATCTTATCGTATTAACATCTGTTAAATCAAAGACTCCTACCTCTAACTGTCTCTTACCACCAGCAGCTGTGGCAGCACCTGTAAATGCTATGTATTCTGTTATCTTGTTGTTGACGTTGTTTGGTATTGCAACACCACCTACAAATCCAAGATTAGATCCAGTTCCCTGTCCAAATGCTCTTGTTTTTAAATTATTATCTGTAGATGATAACCATACATTTCCTTGGAATGGTGCACCAATAGGATTACCATCACTGTCTCCCTCAAAATATGTTCCTAGTGGTGATGTAGTTCCACCTGGCACTGAAGTTCCTTCCTGTTGTGCAAAATATTGTACATATATTCTTCCACTACCACCATCAGTTCCTTGCCCACCACCTTGACCAGGTGCTTGTAATGATACAACAACGTCAGTTTCTATTCCTGATCCGAATGATATAGAAGCATTAGCACCTTGTCCACCAGCACCACCAACTTGATCCCAGTAGTTCTGAACATATGAGTATTGTATTTTTACATATCCTTTTTCTGATGGTAATGCACCATTAGAATCTGCATTTACACTTGAGAAATATCCTGCTCTGACTGCAGAAATACCTTCTGAACCAGCAGTACCACCACCATTACCATTATGTCCGACACCCGCTTGTCCACCAATACCACCTGGCGTTGAGTTAATGATACCGCAAGCAGCACCACCACCTCCACCACCACCAGCAGAGCATCCACCTTGAGATCCACTACCACCATTAGCAAAGTCTATTGCTCCTGCTATTGTAAGAAGTGACTGTGCAGGTCCTGTAGCGTCACCACCAGGATAACAACCATCAACAGTTCCACCACCGTTGTTACCACCACCTGATCCACCGCCACCACCTCCACCGCCAGCACCAGCGATGAGGATTCCATTGTAGAATAGACCTGTAACACTACCACCTGATCCTGCGGTTGCACCATTACCCCATGCACCTCTACCACCAGCACCAGATATAGTTCCAGTAGCACCAAGTACACCAGGATTTCCACCATCTGGTTCATATCCTGTACCAACACCACCTGGCCATGGAGGTCCCCATGGTTGTCCTGTAGCAGGGTCATTACCTGTTGTTCCTTGACCTGATGTTCCTGATCTCCTGTTGAAACCAACATTACCACCATTTCCTAGTTCCCAACTTAATGTTCCAGTCTGTGCTTCAAGAACACCACTTATTCTTGCACCTCTACCACCATATCCACCAAGTGCACCACTTCTACCTGATAGTGCTGTTGGCCAACCTGGCCATTGTCCTGTACATCCAGAGTTTGCGTTAGCATTACCAGGACCTCCACCACCACCAGAGATCTCAACTGCAATAGATCTACTTACTTCATTGACTAGTAATGTTGGTATTTGCCATGATCCATTTGTTGTAAATACTTCCTCTGGTTGTGAACCATTGATAGTTTTTGTTTGTGCTGTACCATTTCCACCTGTGGTTTCTGCTCCTGCCTGTGATGCTGCTACACCTCCACCTAAAACATCATTACCACCAAGACCTGGTATACCACCAGCTTGTCCATCTTGTCCATCAACCCAACCTATATTAAATCTAGTATCATCTAATAATACCTGTGGAACTTCAATTGTTCCTCCAACACCAGCTGCTCCTCCGTTAGCACCTGATTGTCCACCAGTACCACCTGTGACTCTGATAGTGTAGAAATTACCATCAACAGTTATACCAACTTCTGCGTATCCACCATTTGTACCATTGTTGTCACTATCTGCACCACCACCGCCAGGTGCAGCAATAGTTATTACACATCCATCAACTTGTCCCTGTTGTGGACTTGGTTTTAATACTGTTGTTCCAGCAGTTCCAGTAAAAGTACTCTCTTGTATTGCAATAGTATTACCTGGCACTGTAAATGTTTGTTCTTTACCACCTATAGTTGTGTTCTGATCAACAACATATATTCTTGGTGGCACTACAATTTCTGTCTCAGCAAAATAACCATTTGCTAATTTAACATTTATACTTGCTCCACCAGCAGTTGCTTGTGTAGGAGTTTCTCCATCTCTTGGTAATACATTAAAATTAGTAAGACTAAATCCATCTGCTACAATAGTAAAATTACCAACAAATTCTGATGGAGAAGCATTACTTACAGTTACAATATCACCCACTGATAAGTTATGGTTACCATCTGTATTGACTGTTATGAATCCACTGTTAGAATCATATGTCACTGAAGTAACAATTATAGTTGCAGACTCTGATACCATGTATTGATATTGTCCAGCACCAGTATCTGATAATGTTTCACCGATACCATTAGTGTTACCATATGTTGCTGTCTGTGCATTTTGTAATGGCACACCAATCAGACCATGTGAATGACCTAATGCACCACCAGCAGATCCATTTGGTTCAAATAAATTGATGTTTGCTCTACTACTAATATAAGTTACAGCAAACTTATCAACAGGAGTACCACTTAACTCTACAAGTTTTGTCTCATCAACCTCTACTGATAATATTCTATGACTATGTGTAGGAGGGAATGGAAAAACATAATCACTCATAGGACCTACCCTATATTTGACAGATCCTGTTAGATATGCTGGAATATCTGATGTAATTTGATTGTATCCTGTGCTTTTTACGTCACCAATAACAAAGAACTCACCACTATCAATTAGTGTTGCTTTAGGAATGTACCATGAACCACCAGTTTGTCCAACGAAGTTGTTGATTGCATTCTCTGGTGTTGCTGTTCCTGCTCCGTTGACGTTACCAAATCCAAGTATCTTTCTTTGTCTATAATCTGGTAAAGCAAAAGTTCCAATATTATATGGAAAATCTGAAAATGTGAATGATTTTTGTATGATGATCTCAGGATGTGAAATTCCTACTCCAGTAAAATCAACCAAATAATTTGCTGGATTGACAGTAGATATGTCAACTGTATCAGGAAAACCTATCTCATATGTAAACACATTATTGAACTGATAGGGAGAACTAGATGTGTCCTCTGATGGTTCTAGTAATGAATAAAATGTTTCTTGATCAAATACACTAGATGTTCCAAATGCACCAAATGGATTTGTTATTAAATTATTGAATCTAAACACTGCACCATATGGATATGGTCTTTTTACATTTACTTTATTGTTGCTAGAATCCCAATAAAATTTAAAAAATAACTTATTATTCTGGATGAATGATGCTTGTAATCCGCCAGGTTGGTTTGCTTGAGTCTTTGTAACTGATGCAGATCCACCATATCTATTTTGTATGATGCTGTATAATTCTGGATAGTCACGAATCATTAATTCTTTACCATCACAATATAAATGCTGTGGATATGCGTACTCTGGTTCTTGTGATGCTAAATTAATATCTGCAAAGACAGGAAGAATTGTTCCGACAGGAGAGTGGTTACCAGTCTTATCGGAATAATAATTAGCGTATGAATTCCTGTATGTTGCCATTTTAATATTTAATTAAAAATTCTTGAACTAAGAATGGTTGTATATAACCATCTGCTTTATTTTGTTCGTTAACATCTATTTGAATTGTAGATGTTATCTCATCAGCAGGGATGTATGTTGGTTGTGTTACAACAAAAAAGTTATGTGGATCCTGTTCAAAAGGCATAAAATGTTTGTGTATACAGTCTCTACCAAACTCTTCTACGTCAGTAACTGTATTATTAAGAGCAGCAAAAGCAGGAGTGTCTGCCTGTGAGTCAAATGGCACTTGAGTTGCCTTACTTACAAGTGCTGGTGTATAGTTTGCTCCTAATTTTTGATGAGTTGGTGGTTGACTACCTGTTGCCTGTGCATAATCATTGTATGCATTACAGTTTGAAGGACCTACGTTACATTTAGGTCCTGTTTTACAGGTCATATCTCCTTGATATGGCATATTTCCACAAAATCCTGTTTGTGGTGCTGTTCCCTCTGGAGAATACATCGGCCACCCTAACTGAGTACCATTACTATTACATCCAAATTGATAAAACTGTCCTGTTGGTGTACCACTTCCATCTGGATTTAATATAGGAATATCGCCAGGTACAAGACACTGACCAGTATCTTCAAATGTACAACCATTCCAACATCCACCATAATACTCGTAAGTTTCCTGAGACGGACCTCCAACCAAGAAAGTAAAGCACTGATTTGATTTGTTTCTGTTAGGCATCAAGGCAGCAACAAATTTAGATGCTGCTGCTTTACATAATGGTTGAGTAGTATTGTCTGCCCACGATGATATGCATAATGTAGACTTAGATTTGTATGAGTTTCTACCAAACAAACTAAATTCACTCGTAGGTGATGCAGTTCTAGATCTCTTACCATCATGGAAGTGAGCGTGTGGTTGGAATGCTGTGTGTAATACTTCTGTCTCTTCTGTGTAGTTACCACTGGATCTAGCAAAACCAGGTTGTCCTGTTATCTCAATGGTTTGTGATGGTAAAAAGAAATTACCTTGATATTGGACTTCAAATGTTGTACCTATATTACTACTAACTTCTAATCCTACACCAGATTTTGTTATCTCTTGCTCTGCGTCATTCAATAGATATGTGTCCTGATAATCTCCTAAGTTTGCACCAAATGATGTCTTAGTAGATTTTGCACTAAGATCTGGTACTTGAAATTGATTGTCAAGTAAAGTTGTATCTGGTTTTTTATATCTACAATTAGAACCTACACCTAATATAGCAGCAAGTTCTGGAAAATTTTCTGCTAGGTAAACTGAACCATCACATCTCAAGTAACCAGCAGGAAGAGTTTGGTATACCAAAAGATCTGCAGGATCGTTTGATGTCAATTGATTTGACCAGTTTATAATAGAACCAGTAAGTGTCCCTAGTTTTCCTTTTTCTTTTGAATATAATACTGCCATTAGTATGCTCTGATGATATACAATACGACTAAGGATGGTGTGTTTGGATTTATCTGTACACTCAATGCTCTGTCAACATTTATAGGTTCTATGTTTCCAGTAGTCATATTATTTATGAGTATAGTGTTAGGTATATTCATTTGTCCATTGGTCATTGTTATGTCAACGGTAAAATGATTGTGTGATCCTAATGCTGGATCAGTAAAAGCATCACCAGTATGGTTTAGTGTTACAGGATATGGAAAATCTCTACCAGCTGCTGTGTCAGGTGCACCATAATAATCATTTGGATCTGTAACTGGAGGAGTTGCACCACCACCTCTTCTTGCTAGTGGAACTTGATCTGATGAATAATAGTTTTTCTGTCCTAAGTATGTGCCTGGTGGTGGGAATGGTGCTGTAACTGCTGCTTGCTGTACCTGTGACACACATGAGTTGTTATCTGCATATCCACCAGCACCAGGTGCACCAGTTGTTTGTCCATAACTTGGAATATTTCTATCAATGCTTGGTACTAATGGTATAACATCAGATGATGAACCAAAGTGCTTATGATTATCACATGTAACTAATGATGTTGCTGCAGGGTCATATGCTGTCCAGAAAACTTCACCTGTGTCAAATCTATCTGCTAATGGTTCTGCGTTAGAATAACCTACATCTGATCCTGTTGAATATTCATTTCCTTGAGTCTCAAAATATCCTGCTTCAAATAGACCTACATAAGCACCACCTAATTCTACAGATGGGTATACAGTACCATCTGATGGTCTTGGATGTGTATGTGTTGCAGTATGTTCAACACCTAGTTTTCTAGGTATAGTTCTAATAGTATCAAAGTATGATGGTTCTTCAAGAGTAATACCTTTTATTTTTCCTGATAATTCTGCTGCTGGATTTGTTATAAACTCTGCATCAATGTATGACAATACATTTGTTAATGGTTGATTGCCTTCAAATCCGTTTTTAGAAACATATTGACCTATGACACTTAACTCTACACCTGTCAACAAGTTTCCTTCTAGGTCAATTGGAGCTGTCTGGTTCAAAGATGGTAAATTAAATACATCATCGTCATTATAACTTGGATATGAATTAGATATACCAACGAATGGTTGACCTGGTTCTACTACAGGACCATATTCATTACCTAGTATCTGTGCGAGTATTGGATAATCTTTTGCTTTGAGTTGAGCACCATTACAGACTATCCAACCTTTTGGTATAGCATCAGCAACCAACGCTGAGTCGCTTGTACTACCAGTCCATGGCATGATTGTGCCGACTGGACTGGCTTTCTGTGCTTTTATGCGGTTGTAACTTGGCATTTATTATACCTCCATTAACCACCAACCTTGTACGCTGGTTGGGATGCCTATTTGATTATTACTATCAATTGCTCCAAGATATATTAATGCAAATCCTGCATTTGGTGTCTGAACTACGAGTTCACCAGATGGATAAGGTGTTATTCTATCTCCAAATAGTGTTCCAATTGCATCACCCTGTATTGGTGTGCCACTTGTCTCAGGAGTTCTGATGACTAGTGTAGTATCGTATTTCAAGTTACCACCTACATCAATCATTCTTACAATATCACCAGTTTTTGGTGCTGCTGGTAATGTAACAATTAATGTCTGTGTATTCTGAACATTGACCATGTAAACTATGTT